GCCCTGGTCGGCAATGATCGGCGCTTCCGCCTTCGGGTGGACAAACGGCGTCACGAGCTTGCGGCCGTTGGTCGTGTCGAAGAGGATCGTCTCGCCGTCCTGAACGTCGACCGACGGGAAGAACGTATCGGTCAGGAACGACGTCCTATCGACCATGTTGTCGACGACGCGGTTCAGAACCTCTGTCGAAAAAACGTCAACCATTGGATTATTTTCCCTTCTACGCGGCCGTTCAGCCGATCACGGTTTCGAGAATGAGGCCGCGGTCGAGGCAGTCGTCGTCGACGCTCGCGAGCGTATGCCCGGCGCCAAACGTGACGGCTCCGCCGTTGCAACGGCCGATCCGGCCGACGATGCCCTCGACGTCGGCAGCGGTTGCGTCGACGGCGTCCAGGAGAATGCCGCGAACGACCTCCGAACCGTCGCCGGCGGCGGCTGCGGAAAGCTTCCACTTGCCAGTTGCCGTGACCTTGCCCATTGCCGAGCCGCGGGCAAGCACACCCTGGCCGCTGGCGATCGTGACCTTGCGACGAACGTCGAAGCGGTCGAAAAGCTTGTCCGGAGCGACGGTGCCTTCGGTAGTAACCCCGGCGGCCGTCATTGGTCCGTAATCGGTTGCGTTGATCATGACTTAGGAGCCCTTCCCGTTTAAGCGGCTGCGATGCGAGCGGCGACGGCGTCGACCGTGTCCGTCTCTTCGCCGGTCGAAGCGCGGGCGCCTTCGGCGGCCTCTTCGTCGGTCTTGAGAGCGGCCAGGCGCTTGCCGGCGTCTTCGTTGGTTTCGATTTCCGCCGCCGCGGCTTCCGCGGCGACGGCGACGGCCGCGTCGGTTGCGGCCTTCCGGCGCTCCGCGGCCTTCGGCGCTTCGGCCAGGCTGAAAGCGGCAACGGTCGTGCCCGCCTCGATCGCCGCGTTGAGCTCCGCTTCCGGAGTCAGCATGGCGGTTGCGATCGAGCGAAGGCCGGCGATGCGCTCGCGCTCCGCGGTCACGGCGGCCGTCACGGCCTGGTCGCGTTCCGCGGCGGTGAAAGTAATTTCGTCCATAGTCGCTTTGCTTCCCTTCTTCGGCACGGGCTTGCGGCCCTTGCCTCCCGCGGAGAGCTCCGCGAGCACGGTTTCAAAACTGCCAATCGAGTCGGCGAGGCCGGCGTCGATCGCCTGTTGCCCCACGAAGATGCCGCCCTTTCCGAAATCGTTCAGGACGGTTTCAATAGCTACGCCGCGATTGCGCGCGACCGTCTCGACAAAGACTTGCGCTTGCGCGTCGACGGCGGCTTGAATGTGGTTCGCGCCGTCTTCCGTTCCGGGATCGGCGTTTTTCATCGGCGATTGCGACGACACGAATTTGAAGGTCTTAACGCCCTTCTTTTCTTGCGCCGCAGTCGTGTCGACCGTCGCCCATTGAACGCCGATCGAGCCGAGGATCGCCGTCGGCTCGACGACGATCTTATGCGCGGCGCTTGCAAGCCAATAGGCCGCGCTGGCGCCGGCGCCCGAAACGTAAGCGATGATCGGAACCTTGTCGCGCGCGTCGTAAATCGCTTGCGCGAGCTCTTCGGCGCCCGCGACCTCGCCGCCAGGCGAATCGATGTTGAGTGCGATCCCCTTAACGCCGGCGTCGAGCGCCGCTTGCAAATCGCGGCGCATGACGTCGTAAGACGTCGCGCCCGAAATCGCCGTCATGAGATTCGCGCGCTTAAACATGGGTCCGGTCGCGTTGATGATCGCGACCTTGTCGCGGACTTGCGCGCGATCGGCGCCGGCGAGCGTCTTCGCCCGATAGCGCTCAAGCGCCTCCGGCGTCACCTCATTTTGACGCGCGGCGATATCGAGCAAGCGCGTGAGCGCTTCCGGCTCCATCGCCCAGGCCGCGTTCAGCGCGGCGGAAAGTGCGAGCGGCGCCGTTTCCGCGCCGTCGAGGGTTTCTTCTTCCATTGATCAGCCTCCGCCGCTGTCGCCGCCGGGGTCGGGCTCCGGCTTTTCCGGAGCCGGGACCGCCGGCTTGATTCCCGATTGCTCGCGGATCGCGCACTCGCGCCCGCGTTGCTCTTGATTGCGCTTCCAATTGCCGCCGGTCGTTTCCGTCGTGACCGACTCCACGGTCTTGACGCCGAGGTCGATCCACTTTTCGGCGGCGTTCGCGTCTTTGACCGCGTCGAGCACGATCGGCGCGCGGCCGATCCAATCCGAGCCCGACCAGGCGGCGCGCCGAACCGGATCGTCGAGGAAGCCGGGCGCCTTGACGATCCCGCGCGAGACGGCCTCGTAAAGAAACCACTCGTAAACCGGCTGGCAAAAATCCGTCGCAAGCCAATTGCGGCGATCGGCGAAGAACTGGCGAGCCGTCTCGATCGCGGCCTTGCTGGCCGTGTAGGAGCTCGAAAAGTGCATGATCAGCACTTCGTAAGGAATGCCGAGCGCGATCCCGATTTGCCGGATCACGGCCAGGAAGAACGGATCGAAATTCGCGTTCGGCCGGTTCGGATTCGCGATCGTGACGTCTTCGTCGGGCGCGAGCTCCGCGATCGTGCCGGAGCCGAGCGCCATTTCGCCTTTGTCTTCGTTGGCGCCGGCGCACTCGATTCCTTGCACCGGCGAGCCGTCGCCGGTCGTCTTGATAAAGACGGTGAAGAACGCCGACACGACGGCGGCCATGAGCTCCGCCTCCGCGTAGCGGTCGAGTTGCTTCAAGGACTCGATCACCGGCGCGAGCGCGGGAATGCCGCGCGTCTGCCCGATGCGATCGACGTCGAGCAAATGGATCATGAGCGGCAAGCCGTATTCGCCGCGAGCCGGAATCCGCTTCCAATCCTCTTTCGTGAGGGGAGACAGGAGCGCGTTGTCGCCGGGATGCCGATTGAGGACGTGGAAGGCGACGACTTCGCCGTCGTCGTCGAGCTCGATCCCGTCGCGGACGGCGTCGTCTTGCTGGCGGTCGATCGGCGTCGAGACGCGGTCGGCCTCAAGCAATTGCACGCAAAGCGCGAGGAACGACGTCGACTCTTTGTAACGCCGGAGGGCGAACATATCGCCCGAATCCCAAGCGCTCGTGAACGCAACGGCTTGCTGCTGATAAAAATTGAGGCGGCGCGCGACGTCGGAGGTCTTCGACCTCGCCCAAAGGTGAAAGAGCGCTTCCGTCGAGGCCTCCCAGGCCTCCGCCGCCTCTTCCGAAATTCCCAGGAGGTCGCGATCGACCTTCGCTTGCAAGCGGAGGCCGGAGCCGACGACGTTCGTCTTCGTCGTGTTGCGGGCGCCGCGTGCGATCGGGGCGTTGCGACCCAAGTCGCGCGAGCGGGCGCGGAGCGTTTCCAGGTCGCCGAGCGAATCCGAGTCCGCGGAGCCGGCCGACGGGTTGAAATTGCGGAGGCTGGTCTTGTCGCGCCTGGCGCCGGCAAACTGACCGGCGAGCGTGAGCCCGTAGCGCATTCCGGCCATGCGGGCCGCGCGCTCCGGCGCAAAAATGCTCACCGCGCGCTCTAGGAGCGTCAATTGCGAGTCGCTCATAGCGGCACGATCCGGCGGAGCCGAACGCCGCCGCGGGCTAGTTGCGCGACCTTTTGCTCAAGGCGCGCGCGCTCCGGATACATCCAACGGAGGTCGCCGCGCCAAAGCTCGCGATCGCCAATCGTGTAGCGCTGCGACTTTTCCGCCGCCTGGATCGCCATATTGATTTGCGCGAGCGCTTGCGCCGGCGACATGGTCGCGAACGGCGAGTCTGCCGGCGGAATGGTTGCGGGATCGGCCATTGCCTCACCTTGCGGTGAGGCGCGCTATCTTTCAGGGCCGTTCCGGTCGCCCTAGGCTAAGTCGTCGATCAGGATTGACGGCTCCGAAGCCCCAACGGCCCCGATCCCTATAAGGCCGCCACTCCCCGCCCTGCGGAATAGCTGCGGCTCTAGCTCCGAAACCCATTTTCCGAGTAGGACTTGCACGAGCGCTTCGTCGCGCTCCGCCGCCTCCAAAGCGCGCTCCCGAACCAATTCGGTCAAGTCAGGGATCGTCCAAGAATAGGAGTAAGGTCCGCTCATACGCGGACCTCACCGCGCGGATAGCCCGGCTTGATCACGTCGGCCATTGTCGGCGGCTTGGCGCCGGCGAGCATCATACGGAGCGCGACGTCGATCGGGCCGGAGACGGCCGTCTTATGGTTTTCCATTTTCGCGACGTGCTCGTCTCCGTATTTGTCGGAGAGGGCCAGCGCCCGCGCCAGCTCGCGCTTCGTGACAGGCCGATCGAGTCCCCAAACGGCGCCCAAGCGAACGCGCACGTCGCCGATATCCAGCGGTTCGCCGATCGGCGGAGCGTTGCTTTTCTTTGCCATTGCGAATCCCTTTCCCATGCGAGTTATGTCCGGAATAAAAACGGTCGTCAAGCGGTTGCTCCACGGCTGCGAACACGCCGGCCCTTCGTCGGCACTTTCGGCGTCGGGGAGGCGTTCGGATTGTTCGCGCGCGCTTGCACTTGCGCGTTGAGAGCGCCCAGGCGGCCGGCAATGTCGATCGTCGTCGATTTGAGAGCCGCATAGGCGTAAATCCGACAATCCCAGGGCTCGTTACGCTTCCCAGGCGGGCACTCCCAAACCTTGAACGGCCGCCCGAATTTGTATTTCGTGATCGCCTTTTCGACCGTGAGGCCGGCGAAATAGGCTTCGTCGTAAGCGTCACGGCGCGGGAAATGGCAATATCCCGGCCCGCCCTGATTGCCGGCCGCGTCCGGCCCGATCATGAGCCGCGCTTGCATCGTGCTTTTTGCCTGGTCGACGCCCAAGACGAAAACGTCCGTCTTCTTCGCGACGTTCCGAGTCGCCTTCTTCGGCCAAATC